CTACGCAGCTCCCTTGAGCTTCGCGATAGCGGCCTCGGCCAATCGCTTCTTGTTCACCGCAGCACAGTAGGTTTCGATTTCTTTGATGTTGGTGTGCCCGGTGATCGACATGATCTCCAGCGCCGTGCATTCAGCTTCCGCCAGCCTGCGGCACGCTGCTTTCCGCAGCCCGTGAGGCGACCGATGCGGCGGCAGGCCCGCCTCCTTAGCGGCCTCTATGATCCAGTTCGTGAACGACTTCTCCGACCGCGGCTCGCCTAGCTGGGTGATGATCAGGTGACGGTGATTGTGGGTGATCCCATCCAGCACCGCGCGGAAATCCTGGTGGATCGGGATGTTGAGTTCGACAAGCTCCTGGCTCTTCTTGGTCCTGATCACAATGAAGTCGCCCTTGATGTGCCGACGCTCCATGCGCACTACATCACTGCGCCGCAAGCCAGTGTAGAGCATGATCTCGAAAGCCAGGCGCTGCATGGTGCCTTCCGGCCAGCGCTCACGGAATGCGGCCACATCGGCATCGCTCCAGGTCTCATAGCCCTTGGTTTTGTGTTTGACGCGCTCTGCGTTCAGCATCGGGTTCTCCTTTGTGTATTCCCATTTGACGGCCAGACGCATGAGTGTTCCCAGGCGTTTGCGGAGCTTGTGGGCCTGCGCGGTAGAGGTCTCGGCCAGCTTGCCCAGGATCGCATCGACATGCTTGGCTTGGAGGGCCGCCACTGGCTTGTCGCCGTGATCCTTCCGAAACTGCTCAATCTGGCCCCGATATGTGGATCGGGTGCTAGGAGCCAAACTCGTGAAGGCCGTGGACTTGTAGTAGTGGGCGATCAGGTTGTTGAAGGTGCCCGGCGGTGCAGAGGCTGCACTAGGCTTTGCCTTGGGCTTCTGACCTTTCACCGCCTTCTGGTAATCATCCCAGAACGCTTCGGAGAACAGCGGCCCCCGCAACGGGGTTTGAGGCTGCCCCGCACGCCGGTAGTAGATGCGCTCCTTCCCCTGCCGGTCCCAGTAGCGGCGCGTGTACTTCGGGAGCTTGAACCGGTTCATCCAAGCACCTCGTCAAAGGGGTTTGGCGGCTTCTTTGCTTCACCCTTCGCCGCGGCGATCACCCGGAACCCTCCGCCGGGCAATACCTCGATTGCAGCGATGGATTTCCCCTGCCCCGCTAGGAGCTTGAATGCCTTCCTGACCTCCACCATCGGCAGGGATGCCTTCGGGGCCTTCGGTGCGGTTCGCCCAACCCGATTGAGAAACCCGGCCGACTTGGCCGGGCTCTGATGGGGCAGCTTCTGGATTGTGCCGCCCATTGTCATGCGTCCGCAGGGAAAAGCGTTGCCGGGCCATTGGCCCCACCGGGGACGCCGCTGGCATAGAGGCCGTTCAGCGCGAGCGCAAACGCCGCTGCCAGGCTGTTGCAGGCAAGGGCCAGCTCTACCGTGCCTGCCTCAGGCATGGCGACGGCAAGCTCAGCGTAAGCGCGGCCGAGGATGTCGCGCCGGTCGTCGTCGGTGCGTTCCACGCGATTGTGGAAGCGCAGTGCGGCGCGACTGGCGATTTCTTGCAGGGCGTCCATTAGGCGGCTCCTTCATCGATCAGGTCTGCCGCGCCGGGCGGCATTGAGGCAATCAAGCGCCTCGCCTCGGCCAAGGCTTCATCCCGCGAAGTGAACGCACCAAACCGGGCATGGTCGGTGTTGTCACCTATCAGGTGAAACCCGTGGCGATGGGTCATGCACAAGGTAATAGGTTCGGCCTGCATCATGATCCGCAGGATAGCGTTCAGTTCGCTGTTCAAGGACCGGTCGCGGGTTGCAGCGCGGGCCGCGAGGTAGGCGCGTGTTGCTTCGGGCATCCGCAAGCTGAAGGGGGTGATTGCAGTGGGCATAGCATCTCCAATAGTTGAATAGCTACACAACAAGTCATAATGAAGCGATTGCGTCAAGACTCAATATGAAGCCATTATCAGGCATGGCCATCCGCATCCCAAAGAAGCCCGTCGCTAACATCGTGCCGTTCGGTTTGAGGCTTCAGCCTGAATTGAAAGCGGCTCTCGAAGCCGCAGCTCAGGTGTCAGGAAGAAGCTTAAACTCCGAGATCTCGCTGCGCTTGCAGGCATCTTTTCAGATGCAAGACGACGTTAACGCGAACCCGACGAACCCTGTTCGCGACCTCACGGCATCACCCACTGATGCAACACAGCTGTGGGAGGCATTGGAGGCCTTGCGACGGCGCGTGGACGATATCGAGAAGCGGGGGCAATAATGCGGCGTCCACGAGTCGTAGAGTACGAGAATAGCGTGACGGATGTGCCGTCGTTTCTAAGGCGTATTTTTGATTTACCACTTACAGGCGAATTGAGGTGTTTCCGGGGGCAAGCTTCTGCGTCTTGGGGTATCAAGCCGACTGTAATGCGGGATCTAAGAGCAAACGCAGAGCAGAATATTATCGCTGATTTGACTCAAGAGGCGCCGGTTGAATTCCAATCCGACACCTCGATGTTCAATAAGCTTGTGCGCGCTCAGCATTACGGACTTCCAACTAGACTGCTCGATGTCACCATTAATCCACTGATTGCTTTATTCTACGCTTGCTCAAGCAAGGAGCACCTATCAGAGAACGGTGTCGTTTATGTTCTTGACTTTAGGAACGACCGAGTGAAGCGCGCTGATAGCGACACAGTCAGCGTGATTTGTAATCTTGCCCGCCTAGAGGACAAAGAGCGGAACCGCCTCAGGGCCTGGCTACAAGATGAAAAGAAATCCACCGCCTCTCCGGCAGCCAGACTGGCAACGTTCAACAAAACAAATGAGATCCGAAGGCTAATAAATTTTGTTCGTTCGGAGAAACCGTATTTTTCCGAACGAGTTAATCCAGTTGATCTGAAAAAATACTTCTTCGTACATCCACAGAAAAGTAATAGAAGAGTTTTGGCTCAATCTGGAGCGTTCGTTGTCGCAGGCCTCCTTGAATATGCCAACCCTGCGGAGGCAAAGAGCTTTGAGCTATCACGCATAGAAATAAGATCTGATTATAAGGAAAAAGTTATAAGACAACTTGACGACATAGGCATCAACCCCAAAGTCCTTTTCCCCGAGATCGAATACGCATCTAGATACATTAAAGAGAAGTGGGAGGACAAAGGTCGCCGCGGGGATGGCGAAAAAGGCGATCCATTCGCAGACCTCCTGTAAAGATAGGATCTGCCGATTGTAAGGGCAGGTCGCCTATCCTCCTCGCTGCGCGCGTGCGATGTCCTGCCCCAGGCGGGCGTCACGCTGGCGTTTGGTGCGGCCGAAGGTGTCGGGCTCGGGAAGGGCTTTCTGCACCTCGGCCGCGACCAGGCGCGCGAGGGCGCGGTCCTGAGTCGGGTTTCCCGATCCCTGCACATTGATGTTGAGGCTGGGCGCGTAGGTGCTGGCGAATGATCCCGCGCCCACCAGCCCCCCGGTGGCGAAGCCTGGCACCTTCCCTGAGTTGATGGCGTCCAGGAGCGGCAGGTGCCTGCGGGTGGCCGCGGCGTTGATGACGTATTCCCCGTCCGAAAGCATGGCGGGGATGCTGTCGGAGGTGCCGGTGCCTGGGCCGCGGATATGGCCCCCGGTGGCCGCTTTCACCACGCCCCCTTCCCTGAACCCGAACATGCTGAAGAGGCCAGGGCCAAGGCCCGACCAAAGCTGATCGAAGAGCTGGTTTGCGAAGATTTCCAGGAGCCGGTTCACCAGGGTCTGCAAGATCGACAGGAGGTCATTGGCCCCGCTGATCCCGGACACGAAGGCTTCCCGGAACGCATCCTTCACGTCCTCCTGGCGCTGTTCCATTTCCCGCGTGGCCTCGGCCAGCTGACGCGCCGCCTCCTGCGCCCCCACATAGGAGGCAGCTAGCGCGTCCACCTCGCCGCGCAGCGCAGGCGTGACGGTCATCCCCGCTTCCTGGGCCGCAGCCAGAAGGTCATGGGCCGTGCGGGCTTGCTCCACCGCCGCTTCCTGTTCCTGCACCGATCCGGTGACGGCCTGGCGCGCGGTGATCTCGGCTTGCAGGGCCGCGATGTTCTCGCGGATGCGCTCGGTGGCGCGCTCATAGGCATTCTCGCGGGGGGCCGAGGAACCACCGCCCCCACCACCGCCGCCACCTCCACCACCGCCCCCGGTGATGCGAGGAAGCGGGGGCAGGCCAAAGTCGATGTCATTGGGCGCGGCCGGGGGACGCGGGCTGCTGGTGGGTGCCAGGCGTCCCATCCCGAACCGGGTTTCGTTTTCGGGGTCATCCCAGAAATATTCGGATTGCTGCACCCCGACGCCTTCCAGGGACCGGATCGCCTGGGCGGCAGCCGCCACGCGGCCGGGAATGGCAGCGATCACCTGCAAGAGGCCGCCGACGCTGGCGGTCACGTTGCTGACCCGCGCCTGGTCGAGGGCGTCGAGCTCGCCCAGGGTGCTGATCGCCTGGGAACCGATCTCTTCCAGCTTGGCGCGCAGCTCTTCCCCGGTGATCTCCCCCGCCTCGAACTGCTGAACCACCGTCTCCATTTCGGCCGCGATGCCGGTCAGGTCCTGGGCCACGCCCGTCTGGCCGATCCCGCGCAGCACCAGGGCCGCGTCATTCACGGCCAGCGTGGTGGTGCGGGCTTCCTCGGCAAGATAGCTGAACTCGGCCGCGATGCCGTCGATCTCACCCCGCGACGTGTTGGACACCTCGGAGAGGCGCGACAAGCCCTCAGCCAGCTCAGGCCCGAACAGCTGCCCCGTGCGCTCGGCATCAAAGGGCATGGCCTCGTAGGCGTCCCGCACCAGCCCGACCATGCGCGCCAGGTCCACTACCCCCTGCCGGAACATGTTGCCCACGCGGGTTTGCAGCTCGGAGAACTGACGGTCTAGCTGCTGGGCGCGGGCGATCACCTGAGCATCCATCACCGCCCCCAGCTCATGCGCCCGGTCGATGGTGCGGCGCAGCCCGTCTTCACCCTGGTCGATCAGCCGCACGAATTGCTCACCCCCGGTGCCCCCGAAGATTTCGTCGGCCACGCGGATACGGGCGGCCGTGTCGAGGCGTTGCATCCTGCGGACGATTTCCAGCATCAGGGCCGAGGGATCGCGCAGACGCTGCGCCAGGTCGGTCGCGGTGAAGCCTAAGCGGGTGAAGGCCTCGGCCGCAGAGCCGCCCCCGGTGGCGATCCATTCATCCGCCCTGAGGTTCAATTCCTTGAACCCGTCCACCAGGGCATCCATGCTCACCCGGTTCTGATCGGCCACAAAGCCCCATTCCTGGAAGGCTTCCACGGACATGCCCGCACGCTGCGCCTCGTCGCCCACCTCGGCCACGCTGCGCACCACCTCACCCATGTTGCGCACCAGGGCCGCAGCCCCACCCGCCAGGAAGCCCCCGGCAAAGGCGGTGGCCATCCCTTGCAGCCTGCGCGTGATCCCGGCCGAGGCCTGTGCCATCGAGGTTTCCAGACGCTGCGCGGATTGCCTGGCGCGGCGCTCGATGGTGCCGAACTCACGGTTGGCAGTGCCGCGGGCTCGGTTGAAGTTGCGCTCGAACTGGGAAACGCGGGCTTCCAGCGCGACCAGGAGGCGTTCGGTATCGGTGGACATGTTATTGATCCCTCACCAGATCATCAGACCATCGGAACGGTCCTCGGTGTCATAGACGCTGCGGTTGTCTTCGCCCTGTGCCGCACGGGCCACGGCCATCGCGGTGGCGACGGCTCCGTCGATCTTCTCGCTGGACTTGGACTTGTTGAAAGACTTGTTGCCCTTGCCATCGTCCTGGATGGCGATGTTGGCGAAGTTCCAGCGCAGGACCGGGTGGCCCCCGTGGCGGAACTTTCCCGCCAGGATCGCACGTTCCAGCTCCTTGATGGCCGGTCCCATCGTCACCCATCCCTGGCGGAAGGCCACCACGGGGAAGCCGTCCTCGCCCAGGCTGGTCATCAGCATTCCGGCATAGTGTGGGTCGAATGCGATCTCGCGCAGCTGATAGAGCTCGGCCAAGTCGCGGATATGCGCCTCGATCATCCGATAGTCGGTGACGTTGCCGGGGGTCGTGATGATGCGCCCTGCCTCTGCATGGGAGAGGTAGGGGAAGCCCGATTGGATGGTGCGCTTGTCCAGGTTGTCGCCGGGCATGAAGAACCACGGCCGGACGATGTAACCATCCTCGGTGCTGGGGTCGCGGAAGGCCGCGACCACGGCCGAGAGGTCATCCGTCATGCCAAGGTCCACCCCCAGCCAGCACGGCTGCCCCTTGAGGGTGTCCAGGTCGAGGGGCGCGGCCCCCTTGTCATAGATGGCCATGTCCACGAACGGGCTGGTCGAGCGATCCAGCCACATGTTCAGGTGAAGCTGGCGGAAGGCGTCCTGTCCCGCGGGGCTGTCTTCGGCTTCCCTGGCCTCCTGGCGCAGCCCGTTCAGGCTGGGGTAGCCATGCGGCAAGCCGGGGTTGGCCAGAAGCCAGACGCTTTCGTCGCGCCAATCCGCTTCGGCCGGGGCCTCGAACAGGAAGGGCAACGTGAAGGGGTCGGTGATGTCGCCCTTGGCGACCTTGCGGGCGCGTTCGATCACCTCATAGCCGATGGTGTCCTGACCCCTGCCGCCGGTCGTGATGGTGATGCGCAAGCTGTTGTCGGTCTTGGCCAGGCCGGTGCCGATCACGTCCCAGAGGTCGCGCTTCTTCCAGGCGTGGATTTCGTCGCAAAGTGCAAAGGCCGGGGTGCGGCCGTGCTGGGTGCCGCTGTCATTCGAGAGGGCTTCAAGGAAGCTGCCATTCGGGAACCGGATGGTGTTGCGGTAGTCCTGGAAGCGAATGGCCGTGGTCGGGTCGGTGGACTTGGAGGCCTGCCCCTTCTTCCAAAGGTTTGCATCCCCAGCCATCAGGATGTTCATGGCCTCGGTGTAGGCGATGCGCGCCTGTTTCTGGTCCCCAGCCGCGAACAACACCTCGCCGCCCGGCACCGCTTCAGGGCCGAGGGTGTGCAGGAGCGCCAGCGCCGCGCCCAGGCTGGTCTTGCGGTTGCCCCGTCCGATCAGGATCACGGCATGACCACAGATGCGGCGGCCCTGGTCATCGCAGGGGCCGTAGATCATGCGCACGATGCGCTCCTGCCAGGGGTCGAGCTGGAAGGCGCGACCCGGTAGCTGGGACTTGTGGTGCTTCAGGCCGCGTAGGAAATCGACGGCGCGCTGGCCGTAGCCGAACGGATCGGGGATTTCGGGGAAACTGTTGCCGGACAGAGGTTTCGGCTTCTTGAGCTTGATGGCCATCAGGCAGGCCCTCGCGCCACGCAGCGCAGCTCAAGACCCTCACGGCGTCCCAGCTCCTTGATCTCCTTCAGGTCATAGGCCACGGCCGCATAGGTCACGCGGTCGGCGGAGGTCAGACCTTCCAGGAAGCGGATGCGGAAGATCGTGGCGGCCTCGGTCGAGGTGCCCCAGCCGCGAATGAACTCCTGGGCGGTGCTTTGCACGAGCTCGGCGCGCACGCTGGCCAGATCGGCCCAAGTCTGAACCGGCGTCCCGTTCGCGTCCACATTGGTGGTGGCGCGTTGCAGGGTGATGGCCTTGGTGAGCTTTCCGGCCCTCATGCCCCCACCTCCACCATGTCGGCGCGCAGGGTGATGATGCCATGCGACACCCCCTCAGGGTCGCGCAGGAAGCGCGTCTGCCGGATGGCGCTGTCCGCGACATGGAAGCCCGGCACCAGCCAGGGCCGCGTCCTCAGGGCATCCCGGATCGTTCCCGCGATCATCTTGGCGGTGGCGAGGCCCGGTTCCTCGGCCCAGATGTGGAGGTCCGCGAACACCTCATGGCGCGTGCGGGCGAGGCCCGGCCCCGGCAGGGTCTGGGCTTCCCCGATCAGGATGCACGGGAACACCTCGGGCTGGGTGTTGCGGTCCTGGACGTGATCAGCGGGCACCAAGGCCATGACCACGGGCGAGGCGATCAAGCGGGCGCGGATGGCGGCCTGAAGGGCAAGGGACGGCTCAGCCATTCGTCCACCCCTCGCGCACGGCCTTTCCGATGGCGCGCTTGATCCGGTTGGCCGCACGCTTCCGGGCCAGGCGGAACCCCGGCCAGAAGAACGGCTGGGCGGCGTGGCGCTTGGTGCCGTACTCTTGGAGGTGGGCATAGCGCACGTTGGTGTTGCCTGCCGTCACCAGGGCTTCCAGCTCGGAGGCCATGAGGGAGCCCCCCGGCTGCGAATAGGCAGGGGTTGCCTGCCCCGGCGGGGTCACGGTGATGCTGGTGCGCAAGTCGGGAGCACCCGTCGCGGGATCATCCGGCGCAAGCGCACGTTGGGCGGCCGCGACTTCCTCGGCTCCCTTCTCCAGGGCCGGGATCACGGCGCGGCGCACGGCCACGGGGATGGCCGCCATGCGGCGGTTCAGACGGTCGAGTTGTTGCGACATGCGCCAAACCCCCAGCTACGGTGTACATTGATTATGTCCCAGAACCCCAGCGGCAGCGCCTCGGCACCGATCCCCACCAGCGTGGCTTCCCGGTTCTCGAACAGGTGCCCGACCAGGAGCCGCACCGCTTCCAGAAGGTCGGCGGGCAGCGGGTCGAGGTCGGCCATGGGCGTGTCCAGCCAGCGGTTCACGAAGGCCTCGGCCACCGCAATCTTCTGCGCGATCACGGCATCATCCTGGGTGCCGGTGATGTTCAGATGGGCCTTCAAGTCATCAACAGAAGTGATCGGCATTCAGCCCTCCATCACCATTTTCGATTGCAGATCGTTTTCGTGCCTCCCCCCGCCGGTCAGCAGGTCCCCTAGGAAAGTTCGGAGATACCCCGGGGGTGGTGCTTGCGTGCTGCGTGGTCGTGCGCTTACGCTTTGGGCTCGGTGCAGTTGGCGAGGCGTAAGAACATGGACATGGTAGAAATTGGCGCAGCCATTGGCTTGGCTTCGCAAGCTGTCGGGCTGACCGGCAAAGCCGCTGAGGCTGTGGCGTCGATCAAGGGATTGTTCAGACCAGATGGAAGTGTCGATACGGAAGAGGCGAAGAGGCAGCTGAATGCGCTTGCGGCTGAACTCACCGCTGCCAACATGGCTAACGTTCAGATTAGCGGCGCATTGCGGAAGCTGAGCGACGAGCTGAACCGGGCCGATGAGTTCCAAAGCGCGCGTGCGCGATACGAACTTATCCAGACCGAAAACGGCGACTACCTTTTCAGACTGAGGGCCGATGACGCGGCGGGCGAACCCACCCATTACATCTGTCCTGTCTGTTTGAATAAGGACAAGGTATTCAGCTTTGTGCGCGTGTCGGGGGCTGGGTACGGCACCTGCCAAGCCGACAAGCAGCACATTTTCCTCTTCAATGTTCAGCCCAAAGAAAAGCCCAACCCCGCTGTGCGTGGCCGCAGTTCCTCGTGGATGACACGATAACGGCATCACGACACCGCACTTGAATAAGCGGCACCCACCATCCGCCTGATGGCCCGGCGGTTGCGGGTGAGGATCACCATGCGGGTGATGGTGCGGCGATTGCGGACACGGATGGTCCTTGCCTGGTAGGTAGCCTTGATCGGGGTGGTGATGGCGCGGATCGGGTCCCAGCCCATGTAGAAGCGGGAATAGATGGTGAAGCGGTCGATGCCGGTGCGCTTGGCCCAGTCGGCCACGGACAGGTTCTCGCCTTGGTAGAAGATCATCCGGCAAAGGGGATGGGGCTCCATGTAGGGGTCGACCAGCTCTTGCCCGTCCAGGACATGCCCGTTGACGATGCGCCGGCGCACGGTATTGGGGTGCCTGTCCACGACGGCTGCAATCTCCTTGAGCGTCATCATCTGCCCCCGGAACTCGAACACCTTGGGCGGCTTCGGCTTGAACTTGAGGTGTGGCGGCGTAATGGGGCGCGTGGTCGCCTCGTGAATGTCGAGGCCCTGTCGGGTCACACGGTCAAAGAGCGTGCTACGGGCCACCCCCACCATGCTGGCGATCTCCCAAAGGGTGCGATGCGCGCCCTCGAACTTGAAAAGCCTTTTGGTCATGCGCGGCGCTCCTGGGATTGCTTCCGGCTGGAATGGCAGGAAGTGCAGAGGGGCTGCCAATTGCTCCTAGACCAGAACAGCTTCTTGTCGCCGCGGTGCGGGATGCGGTGATCGACCACGGTGGAGGAAGCACCGCACATGGCGCAGGTGGGATGAGAGGCCAGGAAGTCCTTGCGGGCCGTCTGCCACTTGCCGTTGTAGCCCCTCTCCTGGGCGCTGGGGCGGGCTTGGTCGTGCCGGGCCTTGCGTTCCCGGTCGGCCTGGGCACGGCAAGGGCAGCGGCTGCCGCTTTGGACAGCTCGGCCGCATTGGCAGATGGACGGGGCGCGGATGGGCATCACACAGCCCCCGTGTCGTGGTGTCGGGTGTCGAGGGTGAACACTTCCAGGGAGTAGCCCAGGTGGCTCAACCAGGCTTCCAAGATGTCGATGCGCGGGGATCGCTGCCCCGCCAGGAAGGCGCGCAGAGTGGAGCGCGACGTGTCAGTGTCGCGTGCCAGTGCACGCGCCGCGATGCCTCGTTCCTTCAGGAGGTCGCCCAGGATGATGGCCAATTCGCTACGGCTGTTCATGCGGCCCCCATGTTGGTCGAAGGGGCCTTGGTGGTGCCGATGATCCCGAACGCGGCCCTGAACTTGGCTTTGATGTCCACGGGCTCCTTCGGCTTGTCCTCGGCCTCGCTGGTGCCGAAGATCGCGCGCAGCATGTCGGTGCGGCCTTTGACGGCTTCCACGATCTCGGCGGGGGTAGCGGCAAGCGTCTGATCCGGGGTCCAGCCCATCCAGCCGGTGCCGTAACGGTAGAGGCTGGCCAGGTGCTCGGTCAGCGTGACCTGTTTGCCGGTGGCCGGTTCGGCATTGTCGGGCTGTTCCTGGGCGAGGCCCAAACAGGCCAGCACGAAGAACAGGAGCCGAATGGATAGCGCTTCCAGGCCGGTGGCCAGTACCTTCGCTTCCAGGTCGGGAATATCAGGGGACGCTGCGCTGATGATGTCGCAGGCGGCGGTCAGGCTGCCGTCCTGCAAATCCGCGATCAGCTTGGGGAAGCCGCCGGGGCGGTCGGAGAGATTGAAGGATGCGCGCAAGCTAGGACGCAGGGGGACGACTCCCTGGCCCTTCAGGTGCAGCCGGATTTCCTGACCTGCGCGCATCCTATCACCATCAAGCCGGATCGACGGTGATGCTGTAGACCGCCGCACCCGTCCCGCTGGTCGAGTAGGTCGCAGTGATCGTGAAGTTGTAGGTGCCCGCGGTCGTGGGCGTGCCGCTGATCGCCCCAGTCGAGGCATTCAAGCTCAGGCCCGGCGGCAGGTTGCCATCCGTCACGGCATAGCTGGCGGTGCCAGTGCCTCCCGTTGCCGCGATGGTGACGCCCGCATACACGGTGCCCTCTTCCCCGGCGGTCAAGGCACCCATGACGGGACTGAAGTTCAGGCCGAGGGCCGCGGGCACCTCGAACACCTCGCCATCAATCCCCAGCGCGACGTTGGTGCGGGTGATGTTGTTTTCGGCACCAAGCTGGTGACGGAAGGAACTCACCATCGCGCGGAAGTAGAACGTGCTCGGAGTGCCCCCGACCGGCGCGTCTTCCAGACGGACGCGGAACGCATAGGGGCGATGGTCACGAAATGCGGTTTGCAGTTCCTGCTGGCCACGGTTCAGGGGATCACGCCCCAGCACCAGTTCCATCGAACCATAGTCCGGGGTGCCCTTCAGGCGGCGGGTGGCCTTTTCCCCGATGGCCTTGAACAGGAGCTGTTCCGCTTCCCCGCCCAGTTCGCCAAGGTCTTCCACCAGCCCGATGTCGAGCCAGTCGGCGGGGCCATAGGCTTGGAAGTCTGCCATGGTGGCGGCGGTGGTGGTGGCCGGGCCGATGTCCACCAAGGCCCCTGCGGTCGAGTTGATCGACATGGTGTCAGCTCCTTACGCGACGGGGCGCGAATGCGCGCGGCCCAGGATGGCGGTGGCCCCGGCGGCAATCGACGTGCCGCTGACGCGGGTCAGGGACAGACGCACGAAGCGCTCATGGCCCAGGTAGCCCAGCCGGTAGGTGCTGGCCGCTTCCAGGGTCGCGGGGGCATTGGTCTGCACCTGGTCGGCGGCGACATTGGCCCAGCCGGTCGCGCCATCGGCGCTTTCCTGAAGGGCGAGGCCGAAGTCGCCCGACCCGGCGATGGCCCCGGTGTTGACGGCGAAAGCCACGGACTCGAACCCTTGCAGGTCGATGGCCGGGCCTTGGGCGGCGGCGGTCTGGACGGCCGGGGCCAGCGCCAGAACCGTGCCGATATTGGAATGAAGGTCACGCATGAGGGTGCTCCTGGTTCTGGGGGATCAGCTGACGGCCATGCGCAGCTTGCGGAACTTGGCGGGTTGCAGGACGCCCCCGCCCACGCGCCGGTTGGCATGGATGCGTGTCAGACCGTTGCCGCGCCGGGTGAAGGGATCGACCAGGATGTCCACCCCGACCCGGTCCACGATCCGGTATCCCGAGAAGTCGCCGTAGATGATCGGGAAAGCGTCGGCAGCGATGGCGGGCATGTCCACCATTTCGACCACGGGGCGGCCGAGGATCGTCTCAGGCTGGCCCGCTTGGTAGCTGGGTTGCCACAGGTAGTTGCCTTGGCCGTCCTTCAGCGTGCGCAGGATACCCAGCGTGGTGCCGTTCATCGCCCAGGCCCCGGCGGCGCGGTAGGTCGCAGGCAGGGCATACAGGAGCGCGATCAGCGCATCGGCCGAGAGGTTGGCGGCGTGGCCATTGGGGGTGTCGGGGATCGCGGTATTCAGCATGAGGCCAGCGGGCTGGCGCGGACCGGTGCCGAACAGGAAGGCGGTGGCCTCGGTCTTGCCGAAGTCTTCGGCCAGCGCCGCGCGCACTTCGGTTTCGGCCTGCGGGGCGTCGGCCAGAAGGCGGTTGGAAATGTCCACGAAGGTCGCCAGCTCGCGCACCGGAACCTCGGCCTGGCCGAAGGTGATCGTGCTTTCGGTGACGGTCTCGCCCTCGCCCAGCCAGCGGGCGTTGGTGAGGTCGCCGCGGGTCGGATAGATCACCGAAGGCGCGGAGGTGGTGCGCACGCTCGCCACGCTGCGGATGGGGCTGTATTCCACCAGGTCGCGGATGATCTCGGAGGCGAGTTCCGGCGGGGCCAGATAGCCGCCCTGCACGTCGCTGGATTGGGTCAGCGCCCGCTGTTCCTCGGCCGTCACCTGGCCGCTGGCGAGGTAATGGGCAAAGGCCCGGCGCTCGGCGCTGGGTTCCTCGGTGGTCTCGGTCGAGGTCGGGCGATTGGCGCGGGTTTCGAGCTGGGCCAGACGCTCGGTCAGGGTGCGCAGCTCGGTCTGGTGCCGGGCCTGCTGGGCCTCGGCGGCGGCGCGCAGCTCGGTCACGGCACGGGTGGCCTCGGCCAGCGGATCGGCGTCATTGCCCTGGGGCGGGGGATCGTTCCGGGTTTCGATGGACAGCGCGTCCACCGGCAGGGCCGAACGGGTTTCGAGGGGGTGGAGGTGCTTCACGGTCGTTGGCCTTTCAGGCTGATGGTGGCGGCGCGGCAGGTTTCGAGGAAGGCTGCAAGGCTGGTGCCGGGGATGGCGCGGGTGCTGGTCACACGGCTGCCAGGAACGGCGGGGACGGCAACCAGGCTGACTTCCACCAGCCGGGCTTGGGTGATGTGGCGAATGCCGCCTTGGCGCGCCTCATCACGAAGGCGACGGAAGCCGATGGACAGGCCGGACACGTCCCCGTCCAGGAGCATCGCGCGGACTTCCTGGGCGCGCTGCACGGCAAGGTTCAGCTTGGCGGTGATCTTCAGGCCCTCGGCCTCGGTGGCCACGCTGCGGACGCTGCCAATCACCTGGGAAGGATCATGCGACCACAGGAGCGGCAGCCGCTGCCCATCCCATTGGAAGGCGGCAGGGTCAAAGCTGGTGCGGTAGGCGTCGGGAGTGTTGAACCGCGTGGCCCAGCCTTCCAGGGAACCATCTTCGGCAATGGGGCTGAAGCGCACCTCAGCGTCAGCGAGTTCTGCTTGAGCCGCGCTGCGGAACTCGACTTGGGAAACGGATCGTTTCCAATTTGCAATCAATGTCAAATTTTCTGCGGGTTTCATGCCGGGAGCCCAAGCGTCTGCATGACGGTGTTGAACCGTTGCGCGGCGACCAGCGGGTGCAGCCAGGTCGGTACGTTGCCGCGCCGGACGAAGCGAAGGCCGAGACGCGGGCCGATCTGGGCAGCGGCGCGGGTGGCTTGGAGCTTCTGCCAGCCCGTGGGCGCATCGGTCTGGTAGACCGCACACGCGATCTCGGCCCCAGAAATCTGGCGGTTGCGGTTTGCCCGCATGTAATGCGTTACGGCATCGTGGAGCTGTTCACGGGTCAGCACGGCCATTCTCCTTCGGTTCGGTGAGGGAAAGGCCGCCCGTCATCACATGGTCGATGACGGTGACTGCAAGCGCATAGGCTTCCAGCACCGGGCGGGTTTCGACATAGGCGGCGATCAGCGCCGCGGCTTCCTGGGGTTCAGCGCCACCCCCGATCAGGCCCAGGCGGATGGTCTGATGGAGGTCGGCCAGTTTGAAATCCCCCGCCATCAAGCGGCGGGACAGCCCGCCGATGCCCTGGCCGGTCAGGCGTTCCAGTTCCAGGATCAGGGCGGGCGGCAGAGCGAAGTCGCGCTCGCGATCACCGAAGAACTGACGGGTGCCGATCATGCCTCGCCCTCCTGGTTCGGGGTGGTCGAGGTGGTATTGGGGTTCAGGAACTCGTCGCCACCGGCATAGGGCGCACGGTTCTCCATGGCCCGAACCTCATTCGGATTGAGGACGCGGGCGGCGATCAGCTGGGCGTAGGCGGTCGCACGGGCGGCCAAGTCGGCGCGCAGGAGGTCATCCACCAGAAATTCGGCGTAATGGTCAGCGCGCTCTTCCTGGGTCAGGAGCTTGAGACGCACCTCGCCTTCCCAAGCCTTGATCCAGCGCATCAGCGTGAACCTCAGGAAGGTCGCGCCCATTTCCCCTGCGTTACCCCAGGTCGCTCGGCCCAGCTCGAAGATCAGGTGCGGCGGGACGCGGAACACGCGCGCAATCTCGGTCACGACGTGCTGCCAGAGTTCCAGGAACTGGGCATCGGTCGAGCTGAAGGCCAGAGGCGTGAAGCTGCCGCCCTCTTCCAGGACTGCCGTCCCGGCGGTGTTCGCGCCAGAGGTGGCGGCCTGCCAGGAGGCCTTGATGCGGCTGGCGGCGTCAGCAGTCAGCTTGGCGGGGAAGCTCAAGATGCCCGAAGGACGGCCCCCGTTGCCGAACAGCGCGGCGGCGTAGCGTTCCATCGCCAGGGCCAGCGCGATGGCCTCGCGGCATTGCTGGACCGGAGAAGTGCCCTTGATGCCGTCGAGCGAGGGCGCGGCGATGTGCAGGATGTCGCGCCGGTCGAGGGCACGCTGCCCCACGGCCTGGGCGAGGCGGTAGACGGGTTCGCCGGTAGCCTGGTCGCGCTCCACGATCATCACGGCCGGGTCGAGGCGGATCAGCTCACGGGGTGTGCCGGTGGCATCCCGGCCGATATGGGCAAAGCCGTTGCCGTGCAGGAGGGCATCACGGGTCAGCTGTTCGCGAAACTGGGGCGCCGGCGACCAATCGTTCGCCTGGTCGTGCAGGAGGGCATAGGCGGGGTGATCGCTGGCACGGTCGCGCGCCCCGTCCTGGCCTCGGCGGTAGACGTGGAGGGGCAAGCCCCCGATCCCCTCGGCAATCGCTTCCACGGCGGCACGGACGGGCGTGCAGCGCATCGCGGTGGTCGGGCTGACGGTGACGCCCGAAGACGCAGGAACGGCCCCGAAGAGGTCCAGAAGCCAGGGCGCGGGATCGGCCAGCGAACGGGCCTCGGCCGAGACAGTCGCGGTCGCCGCCGTGGCAGCGGCGGAGTCAGGACGGCCAAAGATGCGGGCTATGAAGGACACGGCGGGACCAGGTGAAGCTGCGGGAAGCGCTTCCCCCTGGTCTGGGGGTCCGATGCTCTATGCCGGGCTGTCCCCGGCTGTCATCAAAGCTCGGGCAGAGTCGCACGATTTTAAAATTGGGGCAAGGGCATTTGAAACAATCGCCGTTGATCGGGTTTGTGCCCTGGGGCTAAACGCGGGATCGGCTGGTAAGCAATGGAATGCCCGACAGGGCGCAACCGCTGTCTTCTGGTCCCAGCCCTTACGCCGCTCCTGGGTTTCCTGGGGGCGGCGTTTGTCTATCATCCCCTCAGGCCCAAACCCGTAAAGTGCGGCTCGCGCGCGCCCGCGTTCAACTTTCAGCTTCTTCGGGGTTAACCCCTCCCAACTCCCTCGAAACCCGCTCGAAACCTGGTCGGGTCTGTTCGCGATCCCCGGAGCGCAGCGTCGGGGTCGCACTCTTTATGATCCTCTTATTCTTGCCGAAAGTTCTAGTCCCTATTCTATAAGAGGATTATTAAGAGTATCTATTCCTTTAGTAATAGGGACTAGAAGCATTCGGCAACAACTCGACCACCCGGCAGAAAGTGGTAGCATCCGGCAAGAATGCGGACCATTCGGCAACAACGGGTCGAGTCAGGCCATGTTGTGGAGTTCCACCGCGACAGCCGGATACTTGCGGATCAGGGCGATCACAGGCTTCCCGTAGAACCGTTCCTTGAGCGCCGGGTCGAGCACCTTCCCCGCAAGCTCGGCATCCATGTCCGCACACTGCACCCCCGCCATGAAGCCGGGCCAATCGTCCATCACAGTGCGGAAGATGTCTACTTGTCGCCCCTTCGGCCAAATCTCGACTAAGCCGACCAGGCAACCAAACGCATGCTGACCGGTGTCCAGCCCCGTCCTCTTGCGAAAGATGTTCGCCATCTTCCTGGCGATCATCCTCGCGTTGTCGGGTTCCGGGGTTCCGACTCGCAGGAGCACGACGGGCGTCCCATCCATGTAGGTCGTGCGCGCCTTCACGATGGGAGGGACGTTGATCATGGTGCGCAGGGTGCGCTCTGAAATCCCGAGTTCGGCGGCGTCGGCGGGCTGATCCATCGCCATCCAAGTGTGGCCCTCGTGCTCAATCGGCTTGCTGCCGATCCGCGTCTTGATCCAGGCAATCAGTTCCTCGGGCTTCAGTTTTGGGGGTCTGGCCAT